CCAATTGATCAAGTTGCATGGTATATTCACCTTGTTTTAAAGCGTTTATTTAGTTCCTGAGAAGTACAGAACTTTACATCGTCGCTCATATCTGGCTGCCGCATCAACCACTGAAGGTAGTCAACTGGAACCTTACTCCAAGCTGTTCCCCTATGTTTACCAAAAGGTATACGAGGTAGCTGAGCTGGCTTAGAAGTTATCTGAATCATATCCTCAATTGAGATAGCCAATGTACCATCAGGCAGCTTCTTATTCAGAAAGTGCTCAAAAATCTGCATAGTGACACGAGCATCATGCAAGGCACTATGAGTCTGTTGAGAATAAGCACGTCCCAAACCTCCCAAGGGAATCCAGTAGCGAAGAGCTTCATTACCATAAGATGGAGCTGTGGAATAAACTACCATCGCTACTTTATAAGTGCATACCCAAGCCACAGGGAAGGGAAACTTAAAATTACGAAGAATTGTTTGCTCATAGCTTGCGTTATGAGCTATTAGTAAGATGCCATCCGCTTTATTCTCTAGCATCCTACTTCCAAGAAATTCCTTAAGCGCATCCTCGTACTGCTCATAGGTTAAACCACTAACTGCTACATCAGCATCAACAATATGATGCACAGCCGAAGTTTCAGGAGGAATAGGATTCTTAGGGCGAATAAAAAATTCAGTCTCGTAGCCATCAATATCATGTAATCCACATTCAATAGGCTCAGCTTTCTCTGGGTCCTTATCAGTGGTCTCAAAGTCAATCGTTACAGGTACATAATTCATGCTACCTCCAAAAAGGAAAAGACCCAGGGGATTTCTCCCCTGAGTCAAAGCCATTAACTCAGCGACGCTTACGCCCAGGAGCAGCTTCCGATTCACCGCGAATCTTCGGCACCTTGATACGGTTAAAGACATCACCGTTATCATTAGGCTCAGAGAGGTCTACATCTACATCAGCCGTAGCCCCTACCATGTCCATAGCCATACGCTCAGTGTCGATACCGGCACTGTCATAGGGCACACTAAACAAGGTGAGAAACCGTCGCAGAAGTAGCATCTTAAAGTTCATGCTATTCGGCTCATCCATCTCATTCGGAAGTGAGATGTAATGACTGATGTTCGGAGTGTTAGGCTGGTCAGCAAAACCAAGGCTAACCAAGAACTGCGGGCTGCCCGGATTCTTACTGGACGGTCCCGTTTTCACTTCCTTGCAACTAGTAATCTGCAAAGGATAACGACCAGCAGGTGCCGGCTTCGGCTCTTGAGCTTCTTCAAGGTTAACAGGAATGAAAGTCATTTCAATTTTCCAGGTTAGGTTATGTCCAGCCTCGACAACCGAGGTGGTGGACGGGGTTAACTACTGTTCCAAATTGGAACACCAGTTATTCAATGCTCCCACCTTGCACCACAGCGCTTACATGGAAGCGGATAAATGTGAATGCCAAAGAAATCACATAGCACCCACCGTTTTAACTTAGTTAGCATTCGATATCTCCGAGAGGATTATACTACCAATACCCTGATCCGACAGAGGCTTACCAAAATCCAGAGTCATATCCTCAAAAGGATCAAGTCCCTTAAATGCTGTACGAACAGTTGTAGTCAGACGGTCAGGTATTGTTTGAATCTTGTGTTTGATGTTCCCTCGACCATCATTCTCTACTTCAGCCACAAACACATCGGAGAAGAGAAGAGGAATCTTTGTACGCAAGCGCCCAGTCATCATAGGCTGTCTGAAAATACGTCCAGCCAGTTCATCCTTCTTCATCTCCAGATGACCTGTCATGTATATAGTCTTACCCATGCTGGTAAGGGTTCGAACTACATTGATGAAGGTGTTCATCTGTGGACCATAGTCATCTTGCTGCGGCCACTGACCTGCCCGACCATTGATTGTAAGGATACGATCCATGACAAGATCGAGGAAGGTTGTAGCACTGTCAAACCCGATAGCGTCATATGGATCAAAGAATCCATCATTCATACGCGTATCGAAGTCCTTCTCCCAATCAACATATAGGTCGTTCTTGTAGTTGGTGGTCTTGTCACCACCTTTATCCTTAGATAGGGACCTCACAGACAGGTTCAGCCGATCCGGGAGGAACTCCTCGTAATCTACATCATGCCCACGAAGAGACAGGATAGCGTTCGAATCGAAGAGATACATGAATTTCTTACCAGGCAAGGTAAGAAATTGCGTGGTCTTACCGCTACCAGTATCACCAAGCATCAGAATACGATGCTTAGCTGTACCTTTTGTATCCTTAGCGTTGGGCATCAGGAGTTTCCTCAGGAGGTAGATTGGAGATATGATAATCAAACTCAGGAAAACCGACTAGTCCTGATTTGATAGTCATTTTATTCATCACTGAATGTTCTCCATTAGCCGGTACAGCTCCCTTAGCCAGAGTATTCAGGATAGTTTCCAAGTCACCCGTGTATTCTAGAATTCTTAGGACTCTTACACGCTGATTAGCAGTAGCCATGTTCTTACCCCTCTTCATCAGACTGATGATTAGATCTGACAATACCCACATCCTGAGAATTTCCTTCCCTATTCCTCAGACCTTCTAACCCTCCAAGCTCAATCCATGCATCTACCTGCTCAGGGCTACCCCAAGCAGCGGCAGGCAAGCCATTCTCTAAGAAGGCAGCAAAGTCAATCATTCGTCGCCTATTGATTTCGTCCGCCTTAACAAAAGATTCGTAGAGCTTGTTCTCCAGAACGCACCGAAGGAATGAACCCGGAGGCGTTCCCTTCTCTACATACGTCAACATTGAAGCTTGCACATGAGAAGGAAGCCTCCAATACTTAGTGTAGTCGTCATGGCTCATCTGAAGATACTCCCGGAGCACTTAGCTCTTCAAGCTTCTTCTTCAGTGCATCAGCACGCCGGCGCTCTTCCTGCCACCAGTTACTACGCTGTTCAAGCTCCTTCTGCAACTCCCGCTCCCGAGCAGTTACAGGTTCCTTGACATATTGCCTGGCCACAGTCACATTAAAAGTAGCCTGCTTAGCTTCTTCAGAACTGCCATAACCTTCGATTACGTCAAGATTAGACAGCATACTCAACACTCCTGACAGCTTGTGCTGAGGAACAAGAAGCCGACAGCTCGTAAGAGAAACTTCCAACAATACAGGAGCACTAGTCCCTGTCAGAGTATCAGTGCAATAATCTCCGCCCATCTTAACTCTCCTCGTTCTGTTGTGCAATTAGTTCGTTTAGTTTAATCTTACTAAAGGGTTCCCACCTATCCTTCACATACCCAGGAGGTGGCCCTTGCAACTGACTTGGGTCCGTACATGACCTGCAAATATCCAAGAAAGGGCATGTACCATACTTACCAAAACAAGACTCCTCATTACGAGGAAACACACCAGGTGACAACCTTCCTTCTCTCTTGAAAGCATTCTCATCAGCTTTCACCCTTACAATCCAAGCTTTCGTATCCCATAGCCACTCCTCGATAAGAGGGAAGCTGTGAGCTACTGGGATGAACTTGAATGCATCATGCACCTTCTTATGAACCAGAGCAGCATCTACCCAAACTGCATCAATCTTTTCATAGTACAAGCTACCTGCAAACTGATAACCCTTAACTTGAGGACTACTATGCCATGACTCTGTAAAGTAAGGCTGGAAATTTCCCTGAAGAGCATAAGCAGTAGTTGTCTTATGCTCAATGATTAAGTTCTGAATACCCCACTTAATCATCTTATCCAGCTTGCCAATGTACCAGATGCCTTCCAGCCCTGGCATNGGAACNGCNAANGGACGNTCCACTGAAACTACNTCACACTCCTGNANCACCTTCCAACGAGTATTGATGTAGTTATGGTACATCTCATTAGCAACACCAGGAGTTCTCGGCAGCAACCGATCAGCATCTGCCAAACTCAACTCACGATCAAATCCCTCACTTTCCCAGTGATCTAAGAATGATTCCATCGCGGCATCACGAAGCTCAACGGCGCTCAGGTCCTTAGACCTCCCCCAGACTTGATCCTGTCCCGCATGCCACGCTCCACCGAATACAAGCGCTGGCGAAGCGCCTTCACGGCGCCAGCCAAGCACGTACCGAAGGAAGTGGCTCCTTGGACAAGTCTTGTATTGTGACAACTCACTGTTGTCTTTGAAGTTTGTAGTATCACTCGTGTCCATTAGGGTTCAAATCCTGGCTGAAGTTTATAGTCATTATCCACAGTTTTCCAATACCTAGAAGAGTCAGGGCCGGCTGCGGCATTAATAGCATCGCAGATAGCTTGTGCTTTATCTTTAGGCATACACCAGAACCAGAACTTCTCATCTGGATAGTCACCTCCAAGATTATCTGTGTCAATAATTTTAGTCATTGCAAATCCTCTCTAATTATCCAACACCAGATCACGCGCGATATACTTACCATCCCTGAATAGGAGGAAGTGTACCTCACCAAACCTTTCAGCCATAATGGCAGACGCTACGCTGCACAGAGATGTTAGTGAGGATATCATGATATAGTCATCCGCATCAGCATCCTTCAACGCATCTCGAAGCCGAACATACATCTTTGATATGTCCCAGCGATCCACAGAAGTGTCCGTACATACAATCACTTGCCCGAAGCGATCTGCATCACTGTAATCATGGCCCGTGTCATTCAGTACAAAAACTTTTCGCATATTATATTAGTCCATGGGCCGATATAGTTAACACAAGAAAACAAGCTGCAAGAAGAGTGTGTTTTCCTGTGCTACCAGTGTGAGGGGATTGCCGTACCTTGTATCAATCGTTAAAGTTGTAGGGGCAGACTTCAAATACAATTCCAGGGAGGGGTTTAGAAAGTATTTGCCTGGTCTGCCAGCAGGGAGGCGGGTCATCGTACCTCAATCCCTGGAGTTCCCCTCGGTAGGAAGGTTCTCCCCTGTTTTAGGTGAGCCTTGGCAGAGTCACCATATAGAAGGAAAAAGCTTACGCCTTCGCCTTCAAAGCCTTGATAAGCTCGACACGCTGTTCCGGAGTCAGACCACCCAGAGCGTCCTGAACCTTCTCAAAAGCAGACTTCTTGGGGCCAGCAGCAGAGCGCACGTCCGGCTTCCAAGTATCAACCAGCTTCTGCAGTTCCGCTTGACCCTTGTCAAGATGCCGACGCATGAAAGACTGGAGAGAAATAACCAGAGCACCCTTGGCATTACTGGCAATAACGCCTTCGCCAAACTTACCCACCAGATCATTCAATGTATCAGGAATGTCATAGTTAACAACAACCGCTTCCGGATGTTCCTTAGTCTTGGCAGAGATTTCCATTGCTTTTCCTTTCACTAGTGAAGGCACTCATCGTGCCAGGTTGTACGGCAGTGCCTGCCGCGTTAATACTACCCCCACGTAGGAGTAGAGATTAATTGAATCTTTTTGGGTATTGCAGAACTAGCACTTGTTTGCTTTCGTACATTCACAATACCATCACATGGCCGCGCTGTCAATCAGTTTTTTCATCTCCACTGTGCGTATTCCCGGTAAAGTTCCAGGTTGTTTTAGCAGCAATGGGGTTTCCAGATGTCCTAAATTCTTTCAAAGCACCCCACATAATATCTATGCAAGATGCGCAAACATGCAACCCGTTCTTATCTGTTCGAGCTTTCTTCTCTACCATAAAGTTAGTATCATGCTCACTCATGCCGCAGAAATCGCAGAATCGTACTATAGACATAACACCTCCTTCTTAGTGAGACTACTTCCGCCTGGATAAGCGTAGTAGTAATTACCATCTTTATCTGTTTCCGGAAAAGGCCTTCCCATCATATCTCGAAGTGAGTAAACAATACGAACAGGCATTCTAAGTTTAATTCCATTCCCGCTAGTCACTAGCAGATG